CCAAAAAATTAAAATAATTTCTAGATATTGAATTTCCTCCAGTTGCGATAACTTTAAACGGCCCATCAAAAAAGTCATAAGGAAGACTAAAATTGATACCAGTCTGATCAACAATATTATAAGAAGAGATGTATTTTGTGCCTAATTGCAACCCAGTCACGCCGTCAAACCTATCACCGCTAATAATAATAGAGTCGCCTTGAGAGCCTGAAGTAGGATCAAACCCAGTTATTCTCGGCGTCAAATAATATCTAAATTGATCCCCTGTAACGGTATTAACCGAATTGTTAATAATAAAGTTGGAACCAGTTGTCCCCAAGTCTGGCAATCTGACATATAAGGTATGGTTATCTAATCCCGATATTATATTGGCTACACCACTTCTATTATTCAAATAAACCTCAGAAAAGGTATATAGGTTTTCTCCAGATATTGTAATTATTGAATTTTGCGCTCCAGTGATTGGCTCAAAACCACTGATAGATCCTGTTCCTAAAACTGTAAAACCATCTATTATTCTTCCATCACCATCTCTACCTGATACAATAATATCATAAAGTCCTTGATTCAATGAAGGAGCATTAAAGTGGATATATTTTCCATTTCCCGTGTCGTAGGTGAAATCCGTTACTGGATTTAAAGTGTCGCCAGAAAATGTTACAGAGTTGATATTAAAAATATTAGCTCCACTTATAGAAACGAAGTCGCCGGATGCCCCAGATGATGGAAACCAATTTATTAATGACGGAGCATCGTTTACGGTATTAAAAATTACAGATGATTTATTTATTGATGTGGCACTATAAACATAAAGATAACCACTCTGAGCTGAATTGGGAACAAATCCTGTTAATGTATATTGATCTACAATTTCAAAGCCGCCAGTATTTTGAATATTTCCAAATCCAATTTTATATTGCGACGACCCATTGCTTGTTTCTACTAAATTAGTTGAAAAGAAATTGAGGCCCGATATTTCTACAGCGATCCCAGAAAGCCCACTTGTGGGCGTCACTGATGTTAATATTGGCTGTGGGGTAAATTCTTTTGAGGATTCGTCAAACGTGCCGTTCTGTCCATAAACTGTCAGCAATCCTTTGGTATTGCCAGAATCTATCTGACCAGTAATTGTGCTATTGTTTGCAACGGCGAAAGACTTTAAATCTAAGTTATTTAATTTGACACCAGTTATTCCAGAAAAGGCGTTGCCGTAAATTGATATTAAATCACCGGAAGTTCCAGTTATTGGATTGAATCCAGTTATATTTGGGAACGGGGTAAAATATGAATAAGTTCCAGTTGTAGATCTTGATTGAGAGCCGACAGAAATTGATCCATAAGCTGCATTATTTGGTATTGTAGCAAGTATTAAATTTTTATTAACTACTGTAAAATTTCCAGTTACATTATCTGAGAATATAACAGAATCGACGCCATAAAAGTTTTGACCGCTAATTCTTACCGTTGTATTTACGACACCAGTATTCGGCTCAACATTAATTATGTTGATTTGGCTTACTGTTGATTTATCATCTACTTCTACAAAAAAACTCATTGATTTTCCTTTTTATGGTCTTAACTCTATTGGTCCTCGACTGACACCTGCTGGAGCAACGGCTCTTATAACAGTATCCGATCCTATTGTAAAGGTCGCCTCTTTTCTTGGTATCGTTTCCCCGTTAATACAAAAAAGCACTTTTTCAACATTTAATAAATTGCGGCCATAAATATTGAGTTGTTGTCCTGCGTAAATCGTTGACCTTGAAATAGATGTAATAATCGGGCGCTTTTTGGTATAATTTTGCTTTATTGTTAAACTGGTTTTTATTTCATTGCCAGCACTCGTTTCTATTGATCTATTCATTATTTTTCCATTGACAAAATAAACTTCACTCAATGAGCTAATTTCTGGATGTTGTAATGTTATTTGATAGTCGGCCCAAATTCCTTGTGGCGGCAAATTTCCAGTAATATGCGCTCCATTAATATTCATTGAAATTTCTTTGCTTTCAAAAAGAATTTTGCGCGGCTTTGTCTCTCCAATGATATACTGTGGGACAATGTTTTGATTAAAAGAGTATGAAACAGAATCAATGTCGTCTAAACTCCCCAATGAAGTTCCTGTAACTGAAACGTCAGCAATGTTTAATATTTTGTAATCGGTGGCGGTGTTTTCTGAGGGAACGAAGTTTCCAGTTAAAGGTTCAAAGAATTTTAAATTGGCATTTACTGAAATTGGCTGATTTGGGTTTGCATTGAATGAATAACTTGTTAAATAACCACTTTGAAAATAAAGGCCGCCGAAATATCCAGATATGGAACCTGTTTCAAGATGCACGTATTCTTTAATTGGGTCACTACCAGTTAGCAAATAACTAACACTCAGAGAGTTATCATTTCCGTTTACGGGTGCAAAATCATACGAATTCTTCTCGCCCTCTCTAAAAACACCTTCAATCGGGGCATTGAGTGAAAAATTAACACTATCAGCAAGTATGCTCTTATCATTAAACTTTAATTCTGCGTTTCTGAAGGTATATTGCATGTTTTTTTTAAAAATTAAAAGTATTTAATCAATGATAATTTATTGGCAAGAATATCGTTTATTTTAGCATCTACATTGGATTGTGCTATTTTCATTCCTGACAAATTGATGGTCATGTTAGTATAATCTCCAGTAAATGGCTTAACTCCAGTATCATATTCTGAATAGCCGACAATATTCAATGTCATAAAATCCAATCCAGAAGTATTGTTTACCAATAGTGATGTAAAAACATCTTCTCCAGAAAATTGAATTGGGGAATATGTATCTTGATCTATATCAATTCTTTCCGTTGCAGACATAAAAGAAACTTGCGCCGCCTCTTTTCGTCCCAATGTATACCTTGGAGAGAAATTCGCTTCAAAACTATAAGAAAGATTATAAATCGGCGCTTCAAAATAATCTGATTGGGTGTTAAAATATGTTGTCCATCCATGCGCTATGTCATTCTTATTTTTATAATCCCCACTGTAAGAATGGTTTGCAAAAGCATTGCCAGATGTATTGACAAAACTTTCATAAGTTGCATTAGCTCTGACAATATCATTTGGTCTAATTTGATAGGAGAGTGATTTTAATCTACAGTCAAAACCGGTTATTCCATTCACCTCTATAGTTACTCCGGTATACAAATGGTTGGTCAGTTCTTTAATTCCATTCGCTATGTCAAAATTAGGATCTCCATTTACCAAAGGTGAGTAAGAAAATGAGAATTCATTGGTGATTGGGCCATTCGGGGTAATACTATGAGTTCCAATATTTCCTATTGAATAAACTGGGGTTAAAGAATTTTTAGAAGAAAATGATGCGCCGTCGGCCATTATACCCGTGCTTCCTCCAATAATAACATCTACATTATCCCAATATATCATAATATCTTACCTTATTATTTCAAACTTTCCATTGATTGGAACTTGGTTAAAGGTCGCTTTAATTACATTATTTTCGTCAAATTGATGGGAGTGGGTCCACTCTTTGCAAATCCATCTCAAAGGAGAAGAATAATTGTAGGTTGTATAAATATACTCAGGAGTAAAAATAAACTGCTCATATCCTTTGCGCCTATTTAGGAAATGTAAAATCGCTACAGCCTCTTTGTAACTTCTGTTGGAGAAGGTTAAATCCAAGTTTAAAAGAATATTATCGAAGTTTGCCTTACTTCTTTGTTCATAGCCGTCGCCATATTTTGTTTTCTTTACTTCGGTTTTGACGGAATATCGAGTGTTATAATCTGATTTCCAAAAGAAATGAGGGATTTTTTCACCATTAACCTCCAAAATTCCCGCAAATTTTACTTTATCTGTATAAAATGTTCCAGCAGCTCCACTTGAACCACTTGATCCAGACAATGAAGAATTGTGGTCAAAAGTAGCATAATAAAAGATATTTGAACCATCCGGTTCTTCAATTATATCATACTTCTTATAATTTTTATCATTTTCCCAGTTTGGAATTGCCATTTTGCCTTATACCTTATTGCTTTGTTATTAATTTTTACACCGTTGGGCCTATAATAATGTAAATAATAATATAGGCTTTAAGGTTAAATAATACGGTAAAAGGAAAAAGGAATGTCAGAAAAGATAACAAAAGAAGAATTTGTAGAGAGATCTGTAAAGAAACATGGCAATATATACGATTATTCAGATAGTCAGTATGTTAATATGAGGTCAAACGTGAAAATTGTATGTAAAATTCACGGAGAGTTTTTTCAAAATGCGATGGCACACATCAGGGGGAATGGATGTAAAAAATGCTCTTTTAAAAAAAGAACTATTGCAAACGATGATTTTATCAATAGATCTAATGAAATTCACAAAAATAAATACAATTATGAATTAACTGTATACAAAAAATGCCATGATTACGTAACGATACTATGTCCAGAGCATGGCGCATTCCGCCAGAAGGCATTTAAACACCTTCAAGGACAGGGATGTAAAATCTGTAATAAGAAGTATTTAGATAATGACAAATTTATAAAAAGAGCCAAAAAAGTTCATGGGGATAAGTATGACTACTCTTTGGTTGATTATGTAAATTACTCAACAAAAATTAAGATACTTTGTCCGGATCACGGTGAGTTTTTTATGACTCCAAGTAATCATATAAAGGGAGTTAGGTGTCGGTTTTGTTCTGGAAAATTTTCAACAAAAGAGCGTTTTATTAAAGATGCCAAAAAAATTCACGATGATAAATACGACTATTCACCGGTTGAGTATAAAAGATGTAATGTAAAAGTTCAGATAATTTGCAAAAAGCACGGAATATTTGAGCAAACTCCAACTTGTCATTTAGCAGGGAGTGGGTGTTTAAAATGCGCCAGCTCTACTGGTGAAAATATGATAAGAAATTATTTGGAAAAAAATAATATAAATTTCAAGGAGCAAAAAACCTTCAAAACCTGTATAAATATAGAAACTAAACGTAGATTAAAATTTGATTTTTATCTTCCAAACTATAATCTCCTAATAGAATATGACGGAAAACAACATTTTGAACCTGTAAAGTATTTCGGAGGCAAAGATAAATTAAAAGATATAAAAACAAAAGATAACATTAAAAATGATTGGTGTAAAAATAATAACATAAAATTATTAAGAATCCCTTATTTTGACAAAAAGAATATAATAAACATTTTGAATAATGTTTTAAAATAAAATTATGATAACAAATACTTTCGGAAGGCAAGATAAAAGGGACGCATTTGTATTTTTGGGTGAAAATCTGTTGAGTGGAGTTCAATCTATTTCAACCTCATGGACTTCTAATAAGGAAAATATAAAGTTTTTGGGGATGCAGCAACAGGAAATTGTTGAGCATCCAATCGGCCCACAAATTGGGACCGTTAATATTTCAACTATAGCGGTTGGTCCTGATGTGTTATTGCAATATTCGGGGGAGCAGGGTGTTAATGGTTATATAATGCCAAAAAACGGAAGCGCTGAAGAAACATTGACTTTTCAAAGTGGTTATTTGACAAATTATGGAATGAGAGCCTCAATCGATAATCCAATTGAAATTAATGCAACTTTTTCTGTTTTGGGTGATTTTGGCCCAATTGGAAGTGGGGACGAACAAATTCTAAACGAATTAACAAACAATTCCAAAAATTTGTATAATACAGGAAATTACAAAATTATTGACCCTGGGTCTATAGAAATTTCTCTTGATGATTTCAATACAAATCGAGTGCAATCTATTGAATTAAATTATAATATCAATAGAAATAGCTTTTATATCCTTGGTAGCAGGATACCTAAATATACAGAAATTAACTATCCATTGGAAATAAATTTAGGACTGGATGTCGAAATTGACAATTACGACTTTTCAAGAATGCGCCAAACCCCCTATAAGGAGAAAATTGAAAATTTAACACTTAATCTAAAACAATATCAAACCCATGACACATTAATTAGTTACGCTTTTTCTGGAATGAGGTTGACCGCAGAAAGTTATTCAGCAACGACAGAGGGGAACATCATTGCTTCTGTTAATTACAGAACATTTTTGAAAAAATTAGATTCAAATTTACTGGCAAAACCAGCTATGCCGAATTATTCTCATTACAATGCTGGTAATATTAATACATCGGGGGTGGCAAATATTTTAAATACCGGATTGAATGATATTTATGATAATATTGGAGAAGATGAAGAGTATTGCTTTGAATGTTTAAGTGATTTGTATTGTGGGAGAGGGATTTGCACTCCGACACCATCAAATTCTGCGTCGCCGTCAAATTCAGCGTCGAATACACCAACTCCAAGTAATACCCCATCAAATACTCCTAGTAATACACCATCTAATACCCCGACGCAGACACCGACCCCTACGAGTAGCCCAGGCTCCAGCGTGACCCCAACCCCAAGCAACACTCCAACCCCGAGTAACACTCCTAGCGTTACGCCAACATCTAGTCAAACTCCGACGCCGAGCCCAACCCCGAGCAAGTCTCAACCGCTTTTATGTGATGATGGCAGCTATCCATCTATAGTAACCATAATAGTTAAATACGGAAATTTTTGCACAAGCACGGCATATAATCAGATAGTTATATCGCTTTTTAATACAGATGGAGTTTTATTGCAATCTTACGACCAAGATTCTATTACAATTTCAGAAGAAACGTCTATTTATTACAATATACCAACGTGTAAATGTATAGGAAAAGTCAAACTTAGTTATTTAGAACTTTGTAGTAATAATGGAAGTGTTAAAATTTTATCTCAAGAAAGTAACCAATACGAAGATTGCGTATATCATTTTGAATTTTCAGCAGGAAGTTAATTAAAAAACTATGAGTCAACCATCAATTTACGACATAGAATATTGGGGATCTAAAAGTTCATTCAAAAAAAATGAAATTGTAGAATATCCTAAAAACTCATTCATTTATTATTATGCCCTTAAAGACCACAATCGAGAAAGTAGTGACATAACATCATCATCATACGATACTACGAAATGGTCAAAAGGAGAAACAACCTTAAACAATGTAACCAAAAAGTATTTTATTTGGGAAGCGTCTTATGGCTCAACTTTAATTCAGTCGCCCAGATTAAAAATTGCAAGATTTGGTCTCAGCATCGAGCATCGATCCCAAGACGGAATCAACACCAATTTAAATAGCTACCAATTCAAATTTATGACGAGAGATTTGCTTGAAACAAATGCAATTATTCACTTTCTTCATGAAAGGAGTGGGGTTGAAGCGTTTATTTTTGAGCCGCCGAAACCTTTCAAGGCCAAAAAAATGTATACCTGCGAAGAATGGGAAGTAACATCATTAAAAAGAGAACACTTTGACATTACAGCTACATTCAATCAAGTTAAACCGGAACCCTATGAATTAATATTACAATAATAAAATGACTTTAACAAGAACGCAAGCACAAACATCCGTTAAGCAGGTTCAGGCTGAGTCCGCAAAACTACAGCCATCTCCAATATTAACATTTATAGAAATTGATCTTACTGATATTCTTTTCGAAGATGGCAAACTAGCATCTTTAACTGGCAATAACCTACAAGAGGAGCAAATTAAAATTTTTAGATTTCACAACAATATCAATCTAATTAACAGCAATATTGTTTTTCAAGGCAATACATATTACGCCCTTCCTATAATGATAGAAGGGTTGGAGATAACTGGCTCTGGAACTCTCCCAACTCCAACTTTAACATTAAGCACAATCGAGGAAGGGAGCGCCGCCTTATCTTTGTTAAAATGCCAAATTGCCAGCCTGAGAGACCTTGTCGGGGCCAAAGTTACAATAAAAAGAACTTTTTTAAAGTTTATTGATGAAATTAATTTTGCGGGAAGGAAAAAGCCTGATGATTATGAAGAGTCTCCGAACAATGAATTTACCCCACAAATCTATTATGTAGATAGAAAGGTTGAGGAGAGTAAACTTGTCCTAAAATATGAATTGAATTCTATTTTTGACCTAAAAAATATAAAATTGCCATCCAGACTTATATTCGCAAATAGATGCTCTTTTAATTACAGAGGGACAGGGTGTTGTTACGAATTTTCAAATTCTAGGGTTTCTGGACCGAGTAGACTTTCAGAACTTCATGATGGTGTTATTGAGAAATATCTAGGAAGAAATGGATATGCCCCTCCGGTAACAAATGAAGCAGGGACAAAATTTGAAGAACTTTATGGAATTAATTATTTTAATTTAAGTGATGTTGAATTACTCGATTATGATAAGGGGGAATACGATTCTGACGAAGAGTATTTACAGGCACAATTTATTTATATAACAAAAGGTGGAATCAACTATTATTTTGTTGCAAAAAAAGCGGTCCCCAAAAATACACCACCGCCAAACAACTTCTTTTGGGAAGCCGATCAATGCACGAAAGATATTAAAGCGTGCCAACTGCATTATGGCGCAACAGAAAATCCATTTGGAGGCTTTGCTGGGACAGAAAAGCTAGGACAGAGGTAGTGTAAAATATAGTAATAAAAAAGGTATAAGGAAAAAATTGATGATTGAAAAAATCAAGCAAATTTGTTTAAAAGCACCCAAAGTTGAATCATGTGGGCTTTTTATAATGAGAAGTGAAGGCGATAGCCTTCTTTATTTCCCCTGCGCTAACGTTCATCAAACCCCAGAAACAGATTTTGAAATTTCAGCCAACGACTTTATTTTGGCAGAAAATCTCGGCAAAGTAATTGGAATCTACCACTCTCATACTGAAAATTGTTTAGATAAACCATCTGAATTCGATCATTACTATTCTGAACTTACTGGTTATTTTAATATTGTTTACATTATGTCAAAAGATCAAATTTTTATTGTAGACCCTTGTAAAGTAATATCAGAAGATATAAAAAGGAAGATTGGCCTTTAGAAAAAACATTATGATTGACGAAACCCTCACCAAACAAAAAGAAATCATTAAAGGACTGGCTTTTTTAAATCCTTATGAGGAGATTTGTGGCGTGATTCTCAATGACGGGACAGTATTTCCATGTAGGAACATATCAAATAAAAGGGGTGTGCATTTTTTAATAGATCCAAAACAACTTGAGCCAATTAAAGATAATATTTATTGCACCTATCATACCCATCCATTTTCAACTTCAGTTCCATCTAGAGAAGATGAATTAATTGCCAAAAAAATAAAAAAATCGGGGCTAATATTCTCTTTATTAGATAAATCTTTCTGTTTTTACTCTCCTAGTGATAAGCCAATCCCTCTTTTGGGCCGCCCATTTATTTTAGGCACATTGGATTGTATTGAATTGGTAAAGGATTATTACACACAAAATTTAAATATCACCCTAAAAGATAAAAAGTTTTTTGATTTGAGATTGCTTTCTTATACAGATATGCCAAGCAGTCCCTATAATAAAGAGGAGTTTAAGGATATAATGAAAGATTACTTCATCTCCCTTGATTTTTATGAAGTGAATGATTTAAAAGTTAATGATGTTTTACTTTTTAAAGAAAAGGGTATTATACCAGCTTGTCATGCAATGGTTTATATTGGGAAAGGAGAATTTCTTGGACAGTCTTCGTTTTCTGTTTCAAAAGTTCAATCTTTAAAGCACTTAGTTGATTCCGGCAAAATAAAACAAAAAGCATACTCAATATTGAGGTTAAAAAAATGAAAAAAGAGAAAAAAGAATTAACAAAAATTAGACTTCATGGATTTCTCAGCAAGAAATTAAAAAAAGAGTGGAATTTGTCGGTAAAATCTGTTGGCGAGGCAGTCCGAGCGATTGACGCTTTAACCAAAAATGGCCTAACGAACATTCTTTATCAAAAGAATAAAATACAGGCGCGCTATAAAATTATCATTAATAATAAAATTTACAAAAACAATGAAGGATTAGAAGACGACCTGTCAAAAGTTAAAAACTCCTCTTTGACAATAAAAAGAAAAATTAAAACATTAGATATTGTGCCAGTTATTGAAGGCAGTGGGAAAGCATTTGATGCTTTATTAACAGTCGTTGGAGCGGTCCTGATGGTTGTAGCGATTGTTGCGTCTGCTGCCCTCGGACCTTGGGGTCCAGCAATGTTTGTAGCTGGTTTAGGAATGTTTGCCGCTGGAATATCAAATTTGCTTTCAAAACCACCTTCAACCCCTGAGTTGGAATCTCAGTCTGAATCATATTTATTTAGTGGCCCAGCTAATGTAATAGGTGAGGGTCGTCCAGTTCAAGTGGGTTATGGGAAATTGAGAATTGGCTCTCATCGAGTTGCTGCGAGTTTTAAAGTTTCCTATAAGACTGACAATGGAGATGTTGTTGACTGTTATTAATTAATTGGTTGATATTATGATTATTCAAGGATTTGGAAAGGGAGGCGACGTTCGCCAGCCAGTTATAGAAAGTGAAGGCGTAACAGTAAATGTCGCAGGGAATTATGCGCGTTCAAGTTCTAAGACAAAAATCGAAGTATTAGATTTGTTGGGCGAAGGACCGATGCAAGGTCTAGTCTCTGGCTATTACAGAATGCATGGTGGATACCTTGGAAGAACTGGTTGGGCTGAAGCTGAATTTATTCCTTACAATGATGGCATTTTATCGGGAACAAATATTAATTCAGGGGTTCTAAGATCAGTTTATTATAATAATGTCCCAATTTTAGATTCTTCTGATAAGTATAATTTTAGTAATATTCGATTTAAATTTGTAAATGGCACCCCAATGGGCGCAACCGGAGTTGGCGCTGAGTCCATTTTCGATGATGAGCTGACAATTACTAAACAAATTGGTGAACAAATGTTGGGGCCAAATTATAATTTTAGTAATGATGGTATGCCGACTGATGTTTTAGTTGACGGTAACGAGCGCTTTGATAAATTTAGAGGGGATTACGATAAACTTTATGCAAGGGATCAGGATGCCGCAATAATCAATAGAAAGGTCTATCGTTATTATGATAAAAATATTGTCGCCTTTGATGTTAATGTTAGAATTAACTCTTTAAGTTATACAGAAATCATTGATAAAGATAAATACGGGGACAATCTTTCTTATTATATCGACTATGTTATAAAAGTTAGACCAATTTTTAAAAATGAAGACAAATCTTCTTTGTTCTCCTATGAAACTGTCAAAGATGTCTCTCTAAAAGGAAAAGTTACAACAAGTCCTTTTTTGCAATCTGATAGAATTGAGGTTGATGATTTCTCTGAACAATCAGACTTTTTAGCGTGGGAACTGGAAATCATTAGAAAAACTGCCGACGCCATTCATCCAGCGGTAACTTGTAATGCAACGGTTGATTCAATCACTCAAATCTATAATCAAACTTTTCGATATCCAAATTCAGCAATGGCGTCAAACCTTTATGATGCTGAGTTCTTTTCTGAAGTGCCAGAGACAAGTTATGATGTTGAAATGTTAAAAGTTAAAGTGCCGGACAATTTTGACCCAATTACAAGAAGTTATGATGGAGATTGGGATGGGACTTTTTCTACTGAAAAAAAGTGGACAAGTGATCCAGCTTGGACATTTTATGATATTTTAACTAATAAACGCTATGGTGTCGGCAATTACATTGATGAAGATTTGGTTGACAAATGGTCTCTCTATCAAATTTCTCAATATTGTAATGGACTGGTGAGAGATGGTTATGCCCCTTCTGAATCTCCATATTCTGGACTGGAGCCTCGTTTCGAAACGAATGTTTATCTCGCTCAACAAGATGACGCTTATCAAGTTATAAATGACTTAGCGAGTGTTTTTAGAGGAATGACATATTATATTGGAGGTTCTATTGATGTTAGTCAGGATGCTCCAAAAGATCCTCGTTTTATTTTGACAAATGCTAATGTTGTTGATGGTAATTTTGTTTATTCAAGTTCAAGCAAAAAGAGCAGACACACTGTTGCCCTTGTTAGATACAATGATAAGTTAAACAATTATAATCCAGCAGTCGAATATATTGAAGATCCAGAGGGGATTAGGAAGTATGGATTAGTTCAAAGAGATGTTACGGCAATTGGTTGTGCTAGTAGAGGGCAAGCCTTTCGGCTTGGGAAATGGATATTGACAACTGAAAGAACTGAGACGGAAACGGTTAATTTCCAGATGGGGATGGAAGCCCAGTATTATAGACCAGGCGACGTGATTAAGATATTTGATGAAAATAAAACTAAAAAACGATATAGTGGCCGCACTTTAAAAACCGAAATCTATGACTACCCAAATGCGAGTGGTGCAGTTATTACATTGGATAGAAAAATACCTTTACACAATTACGAAACTTACAAATTCTCCTTGGCTACACCAACTTATTCTTATGAATCTTCATTGGTTAATAAGAGTTCCGATTTTAATTCAACAAATATTAGTGGTTTAAAAAGAGGAGCAATTCAGGAAATTTATTTTACCGGCGGCCCGACAACCATTTCTCACAACAATGGTTTAACAACAATGTATTTCACTGGCGATTCTTATACTGGAGCTGGAATGAATCAATTCAATACGGGGGAATATAGTGTCACTAATAATTTAATTTTCGCAATTGAGCAATCTGGAAATATAGCTGACAACTGTGAATTTGAACTTTATAAAGTAATTCGTGTTGAAGAGCAGGATTCGTCGCTTTATAATATTTTCGCAATGCAGCATAATTCTGGCAAATTTGACATTATTGAGACTGGACTCTCTTTTGAGTCGAGTATTTCTGCGAAGAATATCGGAGCGCCAACCATTAATACAATATTCTATGATGAAGGGGAGTGTAAACTTTCATTCGTTATTAAAAAGGGTGAAAATAACCGTCATATTGTAATGTATGCAAGGAGAGATGGTGAGGTTTTTTCTACAACTGTATTGCCAGATTCATCTTTACAAACTTCTTTAACAGCAATTGACTCAAATGACGAAACTGTAATTATTGACTATAATTTGTTCGGCGACAATGTTGATTATGATTTTGCCTTTTGGGGAACGGATGGAGCTAGTTTTTCAAATAATGGAGCTACATATTCATCATTAAGCAATGGCCAAACTTACTCTGCAATTGGTTGTGCATCAAGTGTTTGTAATTTTAAGGTATATTCATTGAGAGGTAAATGTCAAGCTGGCAACGCTTCAGCGACAGATTCTACTTACATCTATGAAGGAACTAATCCTATTTTTAGATGGAATCTCGATTATGATACTCAGTTTAAACTTGATGATAACATCTACAACAATTATGAAACTCGCCTTACTTATTACGAACCGGATGTTGTTACTGTCGCTAATGGAAAGTTAGAAGAAAACGGCGCTGAAATTTATAGGCGCGCTAATTATGGAATCGCCTTTGATGGTGAAATTGTGTTTACAATGGGAGAAAATGTTCTCGGCCACAACAATAGAAGTGAATATCCAAAAATTGGACCTTTTAGAAGTTATGATTTGGTCGTCGATGTAATCGACAAAAATAGCAAAAAATCTTCAAGAGATTGTAATGATGAAGGTTTTGACGTTCTTTCTGTTAAAAATCCTCCCCCAGAAGTGGTTACGGACATTAATGAATATATCAATGATTACACATATACTTACCCACGGGGAATTGTAACATTCGATTTTTCAAGCGTCGATTTTGAAGCAAATAAAGATTATAGAGGTTACATCTTCTATTATAAAAATCAGGAATTTACTCAAAGCGACATAGAAACAGATCTGACAATTAATTATCATATAAAATATTTTAATAACCAATATGAAAAAAATACATTGCAAAGCGTCTCTTTTAGAAATGCCGGAGCAAATCTTTATGGAGGTATCGTCTTATTAGATTCATTTGATCAAGAGGCTGAAAAACAAGTGGAGGCTATAGCTGGCACAGCCTATATTGATAAAGGGTCATATTATAGAAGCATTATCCCAACGTCAGAAAGACTGACGACCATACAACAATTAACGAGAACTAATTAATATGAAGAATATCGACACAAAAATCTCAATATTGAATAATACAAATAGAATAATATCATCTAGCGCCGCTGACTGGGCGGCCTTGAGGCAAAATAGCAACATCTTTATTGCCAATGATAAAATGCCATATACCGTTGCTGAAAGCAAGCCATTCTTTTATATCAAGTCTTTTTCAAAAGTCGGCGACCAAGTAATTAAAATTGAAGATTCAATAAAACACAATTTGCTGCCGAATGATGTTATTGATTTAAGTTATAAAGAATATTATGTAATCGAAGCTACGCTTCTTGAAGACGCTGACGCATCTGGGGAAAAAACCATTAATCACAATTCATTCTCTGAGCCAATTACTATCAAAACAACAAAAGGGTCGAAGAATGTTGAAATTTTAAACGGCGGCAAATGCCTTTCGCGGCCAGAAATTATTAATGACATAAAGTTGAATTATGTTGAATTTTCTGATAGAAAGGTGATTAAATATGAGGTTGTGCAAATCAACACCAATGAATCCACGCTCTTGTTAAATAAACCTTTGCCCAAAAATGTAACTGAGGGGAAAATCAGTGTTCAAAAATGGGAGGCTTTTTTAAACTCTCCTTACATGGGGCATGATAAAATTAATGTCTCTTGTCATATTTCAAGAGATAGAACTCCTTACTTGGACCTTCCTATGGTGCCGACTTTTGGCCCAGCTCAATCTGCTGTTATCAATGAAATTGTGAAAAAATTGGATTTTGAAATCCAGCAAATTAAAAATAAAGTGGGATTGTAATTAAAAAAAGTAAAAGGGGGCTTTTGGCCCCCTCGATTTTTTTACCTATTTTGCATCTTATACAACATACCGCCTGGGCGTTGCTGTTTTTCCAACTCCTGAAGAACACTTCCACGAATTGTCTCTCCCAACTGCTTCGCCATCATTTGGCGACTATCAGCTTCTTCTGTAGCATTGGAGTTTTCCATGTCGGACTTAGGGGCTGTCTCGGCCCCGACTGAAGTTACATTTACTGATACAGGAACAGTAACAGAAATCGGGCCGCCAGAATTTTGACTGACTTGAGATGGTTTGAATGAATTTCCACTATTCTTGTTATCGAATATAGATTTTAATTCTTTAATTGCTTCGACGACTCTATCAGCTCCATTTTCTTGGCTGCCGATGGAAGACCCTGATCCCAGCGATGCTCCTCCAGAGTTTAATCTGCCCAAATTGGCAGAACCCATTCTTGAAGCAGCTTGGCTATTTATTACAAATTCTCCACCTGTTAATATTGAGGGGATTGAGCCGCCAGAATTTGCCATCATGAGCTGTGGCCCATTAATATAATCTGCACTTGCCCCCAGTCCGCTTGGAGCGCCAGTTCCGGCATTAGCGGCAGACATTCCCTGTATTCCGCCCATAGAGCTGATCCCAGCTCCAGCGAATGCTGTAGCAGCGCCAATTAAAGCCCCATATCGTCTTCCTCGAATTTGTTTTTTATATGCAGCCATAGCTGCGAGTTGATTTTTCCTATATGAGAAATATTGTTTAGCCTTTTGATCTCTAATTTGATTTTGTCGATTCATAGAGGAGGTTAGAGCGAATGCGGAAAGTGACGGGTCAATATTAAATTGCATCCCTGTCGGTCTGCTAGGATTTCCAAGAAAATCAGTTGAATTGTTTAAGTTGATATTGGCATAACCGCCACTTTGCAGTCCGGCAAATCCCCCGCTATTAATTGCATTTAAATTATTAACACCAATTCTATTTACTGCTGATCTTCTTAATACGAATTCACCTCCAGTTAGCATTGCTGGGACAGTATCAACATTGGCGGATGACCCCCCATTCACTAAACCTCCTTTTGCAAATTTTTGAACTCCACCAAAATTAATCTTTGACATGGCGGCTGTCATGAACATATCGAGCCCTCGTTCGAGAGCTATTCGTGAAAGGGCATTTGCGAGCCCAGAGAAGGCCTCTCTCGCACTTCTGGCTTGTAATACTGTATCTGCTATTGCTGTGGTTAAACCATCCTTTAGGGCGACACTGAGGTCATCTACGGCCCTTATTGTGGATTGAAAAACGTCATAATCGTTACGTTGAAAATTTCTTCTTATAGCAATATTGAATCCAGTCCCGTAATCAGAACGGCGAAAACCTCTAGCCGCAATATTCGCATCTAATGAAGATTGTGCAGCTCCGGCTAATGCAGCGCCGCCAATTGAACCTCTGGCGAATTGACCTCTTGCGTCTCTAAAATTTCTTAATGCTGTTTTTTGTTGAAGTTCTCTTTGTATTTGTAATTCAGTTTCAAATTCTTTCTTTTTTAATTCAAGTGTTTTTCTTGCAACTTCGAGGTCTGCAACAGCAGTTTCGGCAGCTCTTTCTCTCGCTGAGTTGTAATTTTCTTCTATTTGTAAAAGCTCTCTACCGAGACCATCTAAAGTTCTTCTATTTTCTTCTGTTGCGTCTTTTGAGTATTCTTTTATTTGGGTCTCTCCACCGGACATTAACTTTTTGAAAATATCTAGTTCTCCACCAAAGCCAGCTCTATTTAAAGTTTTGGCAGCATTTTGAAAAGCTGACCTTTTTGCAATCTCTCTCGAATACAGTGCTTGTTCATTTGCGGAAATCTGTTGATTTGCAATCCCTTGCTTGTTTGCTGAAAATCGAGCATTAAATAATTCATTACCAAATAAACCTCTTTGATTAAAATTTGATTGTAAATCGAATATTTTACTTGCCGCGCCCCTTTGTATAGCTGCATTTGATGCAACATTTTGAAGATTTGCGGTTTGACCCATCATTAGTGAAGCTGCTGTAAAATCTAATGGAATATTTCCCCCTCCAATACTCATCCCTCCCGCTTTTCCTCTAAATCTTTCAGCAAGAATGGACATTACCTCTGGAGAAAAAACTTGCTTCATTTTATCTTCTCCCAATCCTAAAAGCCCAAATCTAACGTTTGCAGCCTGATCTTTCGGCAAATACTTTGTTAAATTGCCTATTGCTTTTACAGGGTCTTTTCCAGCAGAGCCGATTCCACCTGCGGAAACTGAGAATCTTGCAAGATTAATTAACTGCTGTCGGTCTTGTATGCCTCCGCCACCAAGTAAGTTAAAAATTTGGTTTGCGGCGTCGGCCTTGGATTGGTCTGTCAAAAATGATCTTTGCTTAGTTATATCTGTTACAGAACCCATTCCGAGCCTTCCCGTTCCTTGACCGGATATTTGAAACTTCTTAGGTCCAACCTGTTCTGTGGAAAATAAATCAGATAAATCTCTAGCTATATTTCCCTGAACTTCTGTATTTTCTTTTAATTTTACCTCAAATTCGGAGAATACCTTTTCGGCCTTTGAAGCAGACATGGCAAGCCCGAGTAATCCACCTGCCGCTGTCCCAATCGCTGCGCCAAGAGGAGTAAACATACTGCCGAGAATGCCTCCTGTTATGGCCATGTTTGCTACTGATGTTATTTTGGATTCTGGTGCGGCGGTAGACAAAAGGGAAGACCCTATAAAGGCTGCCCCCATTCCCTTGCCACTTGAAAACTTTCCCCCAAATTTTGTGGCACCAGATTTTATATTTCTTCCAAATTTTCTTAAACTGCCCATTCTTCTTTGTCCCGCTGTCGGAATTGCTGGGCCGAACATAGATCCCGTTCCATACATTTCAAAAGGAGATGGCATTTGAGGCCCAATAAATTGACCCGTAGAATATAATAAAGATTGTTGCTGTTGTTTAAATGGGTTGGTTACAGAAGACGCTAAAACCGGGAGCATCCTTGGGTCAGCGACTCTGACGCCACTTTTTCCCGCCAAAACATTCGAAGCAGCATAAGGATTGACAACGTCTGGTCCGCCGATAAAGCCTTGTCTGGCGTCCCTAATCAAATCATTAAATATTGTTCCGCTTCCCTTTTTTGATTTTACAGAACCTCTCAATTGAGAAAATGTTTCTGAAAGGAATTTACCTTCTTTTTTTAATGTGTTTAAAGCGCTTTCTAATTGGTCTAATTCTTGTCTATTTAGTTTTAATTTACCACCGACCGTTCCTTTTGTTGTAACAAATTGGCCTCCACCTGCAAAATTAGGAATTCCCAGACTCCTTAATCCCATCGGCTCATCTTTGATATTTGTGACCGCTAAACCAGCAGGATTGGATCTCGTAGCCAAAGCAGATGAGGAATTAATTCTAATAGCGCTCCTTGGGATGCCAGCTCTAATTTCATTATTGATAGCTCCGCCAAGAGAGCCGAACATTTGCGGGACTCCGCCAGCAGCTCCCATAACTTTTAAACTGCCAGTTGAGCCAAAGTTCTTTATACCGCCAGCCTGAGCCGCAACAGACCTTGCCATTGCGGGTGCGGTTCCGGCAATTGCAGCTTGAATATTTCTTTGGGCAAGAAGCTGCTCTGTAACTTTTGCAGCTTCCACTGCTATATTCGTTTGTCCTTTGGCGATTCTGGCTAGAATATCTGGTTGGCTTGTTAAGATGTTAGATATGTTTCTTTCTATATTCGCGAAAGATTGGGCTGCCGTCCCCATGTTTTTCAATTCTTTGACAACGTCTTTAGAAAATGTATAAAATTGTCCTAATACATTTTTTGCAAATATTCCCAATATTGCAAGTCCAGGGCCCGTAAGAGCTTTTCCAATTCCTTTAGTTAAGTCATCTCCAATTCTAAGTCCAGCTTGGACAAACTGGTTACTTGAGTCACCGGATTCCAGAACTTTATTTAAACCTCCGAAAATTGTTCCGATTGAAGGGCCGAAAATATTGCCGCCAAGAGCTGATCCTGCCTGTTTGAAATTATTTAATAATCTTTGGGTCTGGGCCGACAAAGTTTTATTTAATTCTTCATTTCTTTTATTTGCTTCGTCCGTAGCTGACGCTGAAGCTAGTGTGGCCCTTTCATATTCACTATTTGCTCTAGATAAATCTTTTAATGTTGCAATTAAGATGTTCTTTTGAAATACACCGGCCACAGTTTGTGTAATATCTGATTTTTGAGCATCGGAAAGGGAACCGTATACCCCCGCTAATTGTTTTAAAATTTGAACTGCTGGAAGAGTATTTTTTTGAGCATCCCTTACAGAAAGCCCAAGTGCCTCTAATTGTCTTAATGTTTCGGGGCGACCAATACGGGTGAAGATTGTTTTCAAACTATTTCCTATTGTCGCGCCTCCCCTTGCTGTAGTTTGTTGCAAGGAAGCAACTAAGCCATTTAATTGATCAAATGTAACACCTACATCTTGAGCGGTAGAACCAACACGCTTTAATGCCTCTGCTAAATCCCCTGTGCTGACTGCAAATGCCGCATCAACCTTGGCTAATTTGTTAATTACTTGACTAGATGTTAAGCCAACATCTTTGAACGTGTTGAGGGCCGCAGTAAGAGATTCGACAGAATCTTTAGCGGACATTCCAGAAAGGCGAGTTAAAATAAGAGCATCTTTTACCCTTTTTTGAGTTTCTGTTATACTTAAACCTTGACGGGCCAATTCAGTGGCAGCCTCGGCCACAACCCCGAATGACTGGCCTGTGCTGGAGGCAACCTTAAACAGCTCTTTTCCAAATTTATTTAAAGTTTTAGTATCTTTGTCTAAAATGACATTAATATCAGCGAGGGACTTCTCAACCTCTACGGCAGCACGAACAGTTTCTTTTAATGACCTTGTTACTTGAAAAAATATACCGGCAGACGCGGCAAAACTGATCACTCTCGCATTGGCCGCACCCATGCTTTTTTCAAATTCAGATGCTTGCCCAGTGATTCTTCCAAGGGGTTCGCTAAAATTGCGCGGATTTAATTTTAAGTTAAACGCACTAGCCTGAATTCTTTTTAAAGACTCCTCAACCTTTCTTAACGGCCCTACAGCCGGATTGATATCTGCGCCAACCTGAATTGTAACATCATTAACTGCCATTCCTTTTACCTATTTTTTGCTTATATTATTTTACACTAGGCAAGAAATGGCTATAATTTAATATTATTTCGCTACCCAATATACCTATCTCTCTTCAGATTGTTCATTTTTGAGCATTTTGGTTGTAAATTCCTCAAACTCCAACACAATTTAAACTCTTCATCCTCATAAGATTCAAAATCAAACATACTTTTGGGTATGATATGGTCAATTTGCCAAGTTTTTGGACCTTTTGGGTCGTATGGCCCGTGATTTTCCCAATTCATCCACGACTCCCACAGGGACTCTAGGTGATTTTTCAATTCAGTAATCGTATAACCAACAATATCTTCCCAGTGTCTCCCGTCTTTTCCGTTTTCTAAAGAGTGACGAATTCCTCCAGAGATAATTCTATTTAATCTAAATTTTGGATCATTTAAAATTTTTTTTCTTTGGTATTCTCTTTGTTTTTTTGAAATTTTATCCCTATTTTCTTTGTGATATTGTTTGTTATATTTACTTTGACAATTTTTGCAAATAGTCGAGTTAATATTAAATTTTTTATAATCGCCAATTTTATGACAATTTTTACATTCTTTATTTTTTATCTGAATATGCCTTTCCCTTCTTTTTTGTTTTGTCTTTTCTTTGTTTTTTTCTTGATATTTTCTTTTTCTTTCTTTTATCTTTTCTTTATTTTTTTGCCTGTATTCTCTCCTTCTTTTGAGATTTTTATCATGATTGGCGTAATATTTTTCTTTTCTTTTTTTACTAATTTCGTTTTTGTTCTTTTGACTATATCTTCTTAACTTTTCTTTTCGGCAGTCTTTACAGTCTGGGTCAAGTCTTTTACCTCCTGCAATTTGATAATACTCATCCAAACTCTTCTCAACCTCACAAGTCCTACATTTCTTTTTATTTTCCTTCATAATTAATTGTTTTTATTTAATATAACAAAAAAATTCAAAAAACCTACCTATTTTCTTGACAAAATCAAAAAATTACATTAAATTCACAAAAAGTTTAAAAAATTATGACTAGAAATTGCAAATATTGCGGCCAAAATAAAGAAGAATTCCTTTTCGTTACTCAATACAAGTGCAAGGATTGCAAAAGAAAAATGCACCGAGACTACAAAAGGGAAGTCTATAAAGTTAAATACAAAGAAAAGCATCGCGCCGAAACTCAACGATACAAAAGGGAACGAATGAAAAGAGATGAACAATACAAGATCAATAAAAGAATCGGCGACAAAATATATTTTGGAATTGCCAAGGGGCGCAATGTTCCAAGTTTAACAAAATATGTTGGTTACAGCATTGATGATTTAAGAGATCATCTTGAAAAACAGTTCGATTCAAATACAAATTGGGACAATTATGGCACTTATTGGGAAATTGACCATATTATACCAAAATCTATGTTTAAATTCTCTTCTTATGATGATGAAGAATTTAAATTGTGCTGGTGTTTAAATAATTTGCAACCCCTATCAAAAGAGAGAAATTTATTCAAAGGAGGACGTTTTATTGGTTGACGAGATAATCACCTCATTTTCTTACCCTCTAATTCCATTAAGTCCTTCATACTTAAAGGCCTGCCCCTTTCTCTTGCAATTTTACTCAAACTTATTCCTTCGGAATCTATCCCCATCTTCTTATAATCTTCCTTTGTCGCCCCAACCATAGAGAAGTTCTTCGAGGTGTCTACTCCTAAATTTTGATTATTATTGGCAATATTCTCCTTCATTTCATGATAATTTGTCAATTCATCAGGATTATAACGTATATCATCTGGAATTTCACTGCCATGTTTGTTAAGAATATGCTTATAATGCAAACCGAAAACAAAAAGTTCAGATTGAAAATTTGATAATTCTACAACTGGTCGCCCATAATAAGTCATGGGGTTATCCTTGCAAATAGAAAAAACGGAAGTAAAAAAGTCCGAAACTGCAATTTTTTTAATATTATTGCTGTCAATGCGGCCCATTTTTTTGTTATAAAGGGAGGCTATTTTGCCAACTTCATGGTTGCTTAATTCATCAAATTGCTCTTTGTCATACTTTAATTTTTGTAGTTCGGGGCTAGAATAACAAGAGTAATAAATGTAAACCTCATTGATTTTGCTTGAAGCATACGCTTCGGCAGTAAAGCCGATTAATTCATTGATTTCACCCTCTATTCTACTCAGCTCTTCGCTATTCTTTTTGATTTCTCTTTGTAATGCTTCAATTTGTGAAGGAATTTTTAACTTCTTAATGGTGTTTTTTTGTCTGGAAATAATGTCTTTCAATTCAAAGGTTCTTTGTTCATCTTCAAACGGCCACATATCCTCTTCTTTTAGGAGAGAGATTTTTTCGTCACGGGTCGGCGCTCCATTTTCAATAGCTTTCTGCTGAAAATTATATGAACTTAAATCAATATTTGAGAAATCCTTGGGAGAGAGATGTTTAAAATAAAAGTGCGCCCCTTCGGACGCACAGTAACTATGAGTATAACCTTGTAAAATTTCTCCGTAAATGGATTTTAAGTATAGTATTTCATAATTCTTATCGCTCATTTAATGAAAAACAATTCCTTGTCAAAATCAAAAGATTTAAAATCTGGCGCGCTATTTGTATTACTTGTCCAATTTGTAATATTTGGTTTAAAATACTCACCAGTTGAATTAGAACTTAAAAAAACGTTTATATTTTCTCCAGTTACCTCAAAAACTAAACCCCCTTCTTGTCTTAATTCAATTTTTATGATTTTACCATTGCTGTCCCTAATGTCATTAATTGAAAATAACCTTGGGTTAAGAGCCCGTTCAGTAACCTCTGTCCCAGATACCCCAGATGTCCCAAACGGAACGGAATATGCTTGCATTCCAGAGTAACCATTTTCTTTAGCAACAGCTTTAATTCCAAAAAGCGCGCCGATGCCGCATAGGACTTTACCAAAAAAACTTTTTCTATTTATCTTATTGTTATTATTCATCATCATCATTACTTTTTTCTTCTTTCTTTTCCTTGTCTAGCATTTTAATAAATTCATCAAAATCCTTTTCAGTAATTGAAGAATTGTTAGCCCAAACTGTAATCAAATTGGTGAACTTATCAACAATATCAATGAGAAAATCGTCGTCGCCCTCGGCGATCTCATCATATTTTTCAACCCTTTCATTAAATGAACCGTCACCAAAAAACGGTGTTTCATTACTCTCATTATCGATTTGATAACTTAAAAATGCAATCCAATAAAGCACAGTTTTATTGCGCGCCCGATATTCAGCGGTATTAGAAAAGAGACTTTGCTCATAAGAGATCAAGTTTGTCAATTTGTCGCCGATTTCTTCAATTTGCTTATTTACTTCTTCTTGCTTCTCTTTTCTGTCTTTATTTTTGCTTTTTTCGAGGGCGAGACTTTCTTCTTGGAGTTTTTCCAATTTCTTTCTTAATTCTTCGACCTCAACCTTATCCTTTTCTGAGAGGGTGCCTCCATCGTCAGTATAGCGTTTGCTGACCATAGCGGCGCTCATAAGGCCTTGTTTGAGACCTACTGCTACCTCTTTAGCATAATAAAGGGAGGCTTCGTCAGAGAGCGATCTAGAAGGCTTTTTAATGAAGAATCTGTAAGGGACTTCTTTTTTTGCCTTTTTCTTTGTAATTACCTCTTCGCCAGCTTCATTTTTAGTGACGATTTCTTCTTCGACTTCTTCTGTTTTGTTTTTAACAAAAGTATAAATTTTCTTATTATTGCTCATAAATATAAATCTTCTTAATTAACTTAATGGGAAAAAAGGAAAAGTCAACTATTTTTTAAAATTATCTGAAAAAAATCTCAGAATAATCTTTGAGTTGGCGCGAAGAATCATTGCCTAGATCCAATATTCTCTTACGAAACCTCTGATATTGATCATTGGAGATTTGGTCGTCATCCCTCAATTCCTCAAAAATAAAAAGAATATTTTTATAAAAAGAAGAATAATTGCGGTCTATTTGGAAGACGTAAAGTTCTTTTTGCTTTTGTTTGTCAAACATTGCATTTCCTTGTTCCTTGTTACTTATTTTTTTTGTTATAAATAGACATTCCGGTGTCTATCATTTTTAAAAAGCGGGGCATTTATTTTGAAACGCTGCCCCCGTTACGTTTGTTTGGTTAGTTATTATTATTTATTGTTTTTTTATACACCATCATCCAGTAATCTACCGGACATGAAAATACCCACGCCAGTCTGATTTGGCCCTTGAACTTGAGTAGAGAAGTCCATAGTGACAGTTTTGTTCGAGCCGATAGAGGCTGAGTATGACTGAGAATCTAATGTAAGTTTCTTGAGAACATATTTGGCTACATCAACCTGAGAATTGCTGGCACCATTACAAGTCGAAGGATCTTTAATATTGATTGTTACATCGTATTCTTCATCGCAATCCATTCTATCAACAAGGCCGCCAGTTCGAATATTATCGACGATTGCATCTATCGACAATGTGATTGGGGCTGGAAAATCAATTTCTCTAGTGAATGCAAATCTGCTTCCCAGTTTTTCAATTGGCGTTCTAGAAAGGTTGATGGATAGATTGTAGGATTGCAGTTTGGCAGTTGATTCTTCAATTTTTGCACCAAATGCATCGTAGTCATTTTGAGAACCGTGCTTTTTGAATGTAATCGTAATGTCGCCAGGGCGCAAAACGGAAATATCAGCAACGCCCGTCAAGATACCGGATGGATTCTCGGTCGCAGCAGGTAAATCAAATTTAATTGTAGAATTATAATCGTTTTGAGTATCTGTTATTCTAGAACCGTTAGCGGGATTAATAGCGGGGATGAAATTACCAGATGCCCCTGTCATGAATTCTTGATTAACTGCCTCAACAGAAACATTCACCGTAGGAAAACTTCCGACAGACGCCTCAGAACTGTAAGAGGTAATAAAACCATTTCCAATTCCGATAATATCTGTGGCTGAATCACTTACGCCCCCGCCAATTGCATCCACTCCTTCAGCAACAGTTTTTATAAAATAATTTTTCTCTTCTTCATTATTGTTAATGATGTTTGTGAGGGCGCTCGTTGAGCCATCCACTACAAAACCAAGCGCCTCTTCATTTGCCATATTCGCAAGAAGGTAAGAAAAAGAAAGGTTAACAATCGGCGTAGAAGTGATGATAGAATCAATGCGAGCAAGCTGACCAAGCTGGTTTACGTCAGTCCTAGACTGGGAGAAGTCATGGGAGTATCCTTGGACACGGTGAAGTTGTTTGATCTTGTTTACGAGCGTAACCCCGCTCAAAGTATTGGAGCCGCCTTGACCCATAAATCCACTAAGAGAATCGGTGAGGTTTGTATAGGTTGCACTTTTTAAATGAATTTCACCCGCTTCAGCCGATCCAGAATAGCCGTAATTAACTGGAACCCCAGAGGGCAATCCAGCAATAGAGCCGTTTTGGTTTTCTGCCGCAGTAAGAGTAAAATGATAACCCGTGGCCGGAGAAGGTCCGACATAAAGAGCTTCAGATTGTGTAATGATTCGATTTCTACTCATAATTTTATATTAAATTCTTTATATATTTTTACACAAAGAATAAAAATAAAACAACTATGAATATTTTTTTTCAAATACTAAGTTTCCGCAATCCCAAATTCTTTTCCATTTATTCCCTTTCATGTTTTGCCATTCAGTTTTATTTGGATCGAAATTTTCTAATTTTTTTGATAATTCTGATTTTCTAAAATTAAATCTATGTTTTAAATTATAGCTTGAACCTTTAAAATACCAATAATTTGGATTGGATTGGTGGATTTTTTCAAAACCTAATTTATAATACAAATTACCTTGTGACCACCTAATATCAGCGTAGCTAGTTATTTTTTTAGGACTCCAGTTTCGTTCAAAATATTTAAGGAGTTTTCCAGCTCCTCCCACGATAGAAAATCCGTTTATCGTCACATAGCGCGACAACTCCCATTCACCTTCAATATGATTTTTCCCAAGGGCTTTTCTATTCTTGCAGAAGGTCATAACGGCGACTAGCCTATTTTTATAAAATAGCCCTAATTTGACAGATGCTCGATCAGCGCCTTGAATATGGTATTTTTCCAAAAATCGGTTTTTAACCTTTGCGTCAACTTCTTTAATCTCACATTTTCGCGCAAAAATTTTATATTTATTTAGATTAAGAGCATTCTTTAAGCGAGATTTAACAATTTTATTTTTTAATTTCCACTCCGATTCAAAAATATGTATCAATTGAACGCCTTTTTTATTACATAAATTAGTTTTATTTAAATGGTAATCCTTACCTTTACCACAATTTTCAGAATGCCAATATAACCCATTAAATTCAATTGCAATATTCTTATCAGGAATAAATATATCTATTTCAAGGCCGCCAAGTATATTTTTGTCGCTTTGAATAATTTTTTTGTTATATTTTTTTAAAAAATCAAACAGTCTTTTTTCGTCTTTTGAAACATTCCAATCATTACACTTTGGGCAACCTTGGTGTTGGCTTAAATGGTTGCCTGGGTTTTTTTGAAAATCCCCATGTTTTGGACATGTTAGCGTAACATCTGTTCCGGTATTTACATACTCAACTTTGTCGTATTTATAATAATCTCCAAATATTTGCCTTGATCTTCTTATGAAGCCGTCTCGACCCATTGAAAGTCTTTCTCCGAGAGTTTCGTGAGAGCATTTTTGGCAACCACTTTTTCCATTTACATGACATACAGGAGATATTTCAAATTCTCCATGATTGTCGCAAATAAGTATTACTTTATCTTTATTTGTTTTGTACTTCACTAATGAGTAATCATATTTGTCACCGTGGATCTCAAGTGCTTCTTTGATAAATTTTTCTTTTCCTTTTGAATATCTTTTTGAAGCCTTCTTTTTATTATTATCTTTGTTTATTTCTATGCATTTTGGACAACATTCATGTTTGTGAATTAGGTAATCAGCCATACATTCAAATTTACCATGAATTTTGCATATTGCCGTGACATTTTCTGAATAGCTCTTATATTTTGTTAATGAAAAGTCGTATTTTTCCCCATGATTTTCAATTACCCTTTTAATAAATCGCTCTGTTGTTAATTTTCTGCTTCGCGACCGCTTTTTACGGCCACATTCTGGACACCCAGATCCCTTCCAGTGAGAACTTGGGCTCTGACGAAAAAGCCCATGTTCAAGACATACAATATCAACAGGCGAATCTTTGCTTTTGTATTCAACAAAGTCATAACAATACTTGTCGCCATGCGTTCTCTTAAACCTTTTTAAAACTTCTTCAATATTAAGGGATTGTTTTTGTACCATTGATTCAGTGCCGCAAAAATTGCACCCTTGACCGCCTAAATGGTATTTTATTGATTGTTCAAAAATAATGTCATGTTTATTGCATTTAATTTGAACTTTTGACTGAAGATTGAAAAACTCATCCTCAACCAAACTATAATCATATCTATCCCCATGAACAGATTTGGCTTCTTGAATAAATTCTTCTTTTGTTATTTTCTTTCCCCTCATATTGAATCATTTATCCATCAATATAACCCCAAAAAAGCAAAATATCAACAAAAAAAACGGTTCATTCGTTTCGAGCATATCTAAACTTATTAATATCAATATCAATAATTGAGGCGAAAATCTCAGTATTGTTTGTTTGAATGATTGTGTTGTTTACTGGGGAAACTCGCACATCAGAAATGAAGGCCCAGTCAGAGGGCGACTTCGTCGCTACAAGACCAGTGTAATTATAGTCGGAGATTGTCCCTCCCCACGAATTAAATGGAAAATCACTTTCATCAAAAATTGTTACACAAGTTCTCACCTTATCAACAAAAAGAGAATTTACAGCATCATTGGAAAAGAGAGAGTCGGAAAAAACCATAAGGCGAAGACCGTGCATAGTATCCTCATAGCCACCCAATGCAATCTCTTCATTTCTGGAATTTCGGGACATTATGTGAATAGAGGGGTATGTCAAAACATTTGGTTGTAAGCCAGTATTTGCAATATTATGGGACGCCTCCGGCTTTAGTTGAAATTTTGATTCAAAAAGGAGATTGGCTTCAGTTCTGCTTGTCAATTGAATGTTATATTCTTTAATTGAATAGTCGCCGCTAATTGTCGCCGATCCCTGATCGGCGTTAAAATATACTTGCCCCTCATTGTAGTTAACATCAATGTAATTGTTATTTCCTTTTGTTGTGAACGTGCCATCCACATAAACACCGGACATTATAGTTGCCCCAGTTATGCTCTGATCGGCGACAAATCCTTTAAACGGCGCTCCATAAGTAAAATGACCATAATACTCATCATTAATATCATAAAATTGAGAAGAGTGATTAATGTAGGCTTCGCCGTTGTTCAATAATAGGTGATCTGCCCACAATAGAAATGATGATTTTAATTTGTTGCCGTAAGTTATTTTCATTATTCACTTTCAATTATTTCAACATCTTTTAAAAACGGAAATTCATCAATAAGAGACTGCTGGTCCCACAGGGTTTCTCCGTCCCAGTCGAAGTTTAGTAAATTATTAAAATTTGAAGAAGATGAAACGATGTCAGAAACTCTTTTCTTGTCCCAGGTCTTGCACGCCCAATAGCGCGCTTTCCACTTTGGCCCAGGATTCGAACAATTATGCCTAGCCCTAAAAGATTTTCTCCTCTCAGGATCGTCCCTTCTAATCTCCATATTCGGGTCGCCAAATTTAACTAAAACAACATTACCCTTGTCATTTTTGACATAAACTCCAAATTTCTTTTTGTCGCCCTTTGGTAATCTGAATGGTTTATTAAGCGGCGCTCTATTTTTATCTTTTTCAGCTATTATTTTACAAAAATTAATATTCATAATATATTTTACATTACTTTCTCAATTCTCTTGCAAATTCTTT